AGCACAGAAAGTCATCGACGGTTTGAAGTTGCCAAAGGGCAACAAGTTTGCAAACAACGGGAAACCGGGTGCGTGATTACGTCCAGATTGCAACCGATTACGCAAAATCGGCAATCAAGGACAAAAGCAGGAAGCGACACGGCCATTTAATCCGGCAAGCCGCAAAAAGGTTCCTTGATGACCTGAAGCGGGCAAAGCAGAAAACCTGCCCGTTTGTGTTTCTCGTGGAACACGCAAACGATGCTTGCGACTTCATCGAGAAGTTGCCGCACGTCGAGGGCAAATGGGCAACCCCTAACATAGTTTTGCATGAATCGCATATTTTTTTCGTGGTTCAGTTGTTCGGGTTCCGTAAAAGGCAATCGGTTTATATTGAGGGTTACGGCGAGTTTCACCCGCGCCGGTTTACCTCGGCACTGTTCGCAGTAGCCAGAAAGAACGCGAAGTCTACCCTGTCAGCGGCTATATTGAATTACTGCCTGTGCTGTGAACCAGAGGAAGGCGCTCAGGTTATCAGTGCGGCGACTACATTCCCGCAGGCGTCCATCATATTCAACGTGGCAAAGCGCCAGGTTGAGAAAACGCCGGACTTGCGGGAGGCGTTCGGCCTTGAAGTCTGGGCGAAAGCTATCAGCCGATTCGAGACCGGCGCAAGTTTCAAGCCGATACACGCAAAGGCCAGCACTCAGGACGGCCTAAACCCGTCGCATGTTGGACTGGATGAGATCCACGCACACAAGACGGCCGACCTGCTTAACGTGCTGACCTCGGCGGCAGGCGCAAGGGGCAACCCGCTGTGGCTATACACCACCACGGAGGGTTATACGAACCCGGGACCGTGGGCAGAAATCCGAATGTTTGCCAAGCGGCTACTGTCCGGCATTTTCAAGGACACCGCAGACCATTTCCTTGTCGTTTTCTACGCGATTGACGACGAAGACAAGACGCTCGGCATAAAAGCAGACGACGAATTCAACGAAGAGTGCTGGCAGAAAGCCAACCCGCTGATGGACGTGAATCCACATCTGCTGGATTCGATACGCAAAGAGGCTATCGAGGCCAAGCAAATGCCCTCGAAACTGGCAGAATTCAGGATAAAACGCCTGAATCGGCAGGCTTCAACGGCTGACGGCTGGATTGACCTCAATAAGTGGCAGAAATGCGGCGGTATTGTTGACCTTGACTGCCTCAAGGACTACCCATGCTGGGGCGGTCTTGACCTCGCATCAACGACAGATATAGCCGTATTCAGACTTGTCTGGCGCGTCGATGGCGTGATTTACACCTATGGATACCGGTTTGTCCCTGAACGCGCCATAGCGTATCGCACAGAGCGCGGAACAGTGCCTTATGCGGCATGGACTGAATCAGGATTACTGATAAAGACTGATGGCGATGTGGTTGATTATGCCGTCATTGAGCAAGTGGTCATGGACGCCGTAGAGCGATTTAACGTGCAGATGATCGCCTATGACAAATGGAACGCAACCGACCTTGTAAACCGGCTGGTCTCGGCAGAAGTCCCGCTGATTGAATTCGTACAAGGGCCGAAGTCATACCACCCGGCCATGCAAGAACTGGAACGGGCATATATCGCTGGCAACTTGGCGCACGGCGGCGACCCGGTACTCAACTGGTGCGCATCAAACATCGTGGCGAGACGGGATCAAAACCTGAACATGGCCCCGGACAGGAAGCGGTCAGCAGACAAGATCGACGACATGGCCGCATTACTGATGGCGGTCGGAATATCAATTACAGCAGAAGACGAAGGCACGAGCTTCTGGCAATCAATGAGGCAAGAATGAAACACATCCCCGATTTACTGATGATTGCAGGCGCGTCTGCCTTGTCCTATGGGTGCTGGCTTGTCTATCAACCGGCTGGATACATTGTCCCCGGCATACTTTTGATTGTCACCGGCATAAAGATGGCGGCGAAATAATGGGAATAATTGCAAGCGCTTACGCTCCAAACTCAGCAAAAGCGGTATCATTCCGTGAATTATTGCGGGAATATCTGGGCAGTAACCAGACTTCAAGCGGAAAAAATGTTACTTACAAGACCGCTATACAGGTATCAACTGTATTTGCAGTCTGTCGGGTTATCGGTGAGGGTATCGCGCAGGTTCCACTGAAGTTGATGCAGGAGTCCGGCAATACCCGTATGCCTGCAAAAAGCCACCCGCTTTACGATATTCTTTCATCAAGGCCAAACGACTTCCAGACCTCGTTTGAATTCCGCGAAATGCTGGCATGGCATTGCGTTCTTTCCGGGAATCATTACTCGTTTATCAACCGTGGACTGAACGGCAGGATAATCGAACTGCTACCCCTTGAGCCGGGCATGGTCGAGCCGAAGCGGAAAGACTGGGTAATGACCTATGAAGTCACAGCCTCGGACGGTAGCCGCAAAACTTTCCCGGCAGAGGCAATCTGGCATGTACGTGGCCCATCATGGGACGGCTGGCAGGGATTGGACGCGGTAAAGCTGGCGCGTGAGGCTATCGGGCTTGCAATGGCCACGGAAAATTCCAGCGGCTCATTGCACAGAAACGGACTACAGGCTTCAGGCGTGTACAGTGTCGAGGGCGTATTAAAACCAGACCAGTACAAAGACCTTGCGGAATGGATTGCAACGCACAACGCAGGCGCGGCGAACGCTGGGAAGCCGATGATACTTGACCGCACCGCCAAGTGGTCCAATACCCAAATGACCGGAATAGACGCGCAGAGCCTTGAAACGCGCCGTTATCAGGTCGAGGAAATATGCCGGTTCGCACGGGTCATGCCGATTATGGTCGGTTATTCAGACAAGGCGGCGACCTATGCCAGCGCAGAGCAAATGTTCCTGGCGCATGTTGTGCACACCCTCGCGCCGTGGTTTGAGCGCCTTGAACAGTCTATCGACACCTATTTACTGACCGAATCCGACCGAAAAGCGGGTATTTACTCCAATTTTGTCGAGGAAGGACTGTTAAGAGGGGCGGCAAAAGACACCAAAGACGTGATTTTGGGCTATGTAAACGGCGGTTTAATGACCCCGAATGAGGGCAGGGAAAAACTGGACATGAACCCAGATTCAGACCCGGCCAGCGATAAACTGCGAATTCCGGCCAATATCGTTGGCGAAGTCCCGCAGGATGACCCGAAACAGGCCGAAACAGTCAAGGCACTGGACGCAATGAGCCTTGAAATCAAGTCAGTGCGGCAGATTGTAGACCGGCCAGCGCCGCTGCCGCAGATAAACGTGGACGCCAGAACGACGGTTAACCCGGGCGAGCCAGCAAGCATCACAGTAAACGTGCCAGAAATGAAAGCGCCAGACGTGAATCTACATATTGAGCCGACAACAGTTAATGTCCCGGCCCCGGTTGTGAACATCGAAGCGTCAAAGACCACATTCAACATGCCGGAGCCGGTAATTAATCTTGAAGCAACCATGCCGACTCCACAAATCATATTGAGCCTGCCGCCAAGAAAGACCGAAACCGAAGTAACGCTGGACGCAGACGGAAATATCCGTCGCGCCGTGCAGATTGAGACAGACATTAAGCCGTAATGCCTCGCCTTATTGACTACAACACAGAGATAAATGCCTCTGCCAGTACGGTGCAGTCTGTTTACCCGACTGACCACGCAGACGGCGATCTTGATCTGTTATGGGTGGCGCGTGACGTAACCGGAACGCCGCACTATACAACCCCTTCAGGGTGGGTATCAGGCGGCATATCAGACAAAAATCCCGCCTCTGTTTTGCAATGGGATTTGTTCTGGCGGTTTTTCGCCACCGGCGATTCAGCGCCAAACATAACAGCAGGCGTATCCGCCAACCAGACAGCAACAATTCAGACTGTACGTGGTGTGCCGAAGCATGAAATGACGATAACCGCCGTCACCAAGGCAAACCCGGCAGTTGTCACCTACACAGGCAGCGACCCGACAAACGGATGGTCTGTCGGCATCCATTCTGTCGGCGGAATGATTGAGCTTAACGGCAATTTATACACCGTTGCCAACGTTAACACGGGCGCGAAGACGTTTGAGCTGTCAGGCATTAATTCTACCGCTTATACCACCTATACGTCAGGCGGTAAGGCTGTCAGAAACCCGATTTCAGGCATCGCAGAGGATACGGCTGGCACTGGCGTCGAGGATTTCCCGGCGCTCACTACGACTGAAAACGGCTGTCTGATTGTGTATTTCGCAATCATCAATAGCGCAACAAACGCATCAAGGCCGATATTTCTTGAGCCTGGCGCATGTTTCCCGGTAACGGGTGTTCGTGGGTCGGATATTGAGATTGCATGGACTACGACGCATCAGAAGACGGCTGGCGCTGTCCCCGCACCACGCTGTGAGTTCCAGACAGCGCAGCAGAAAGGTCTATTCACTGTCGCGATACGTGACGATGGGACTGGCGCATATCGAGAGCCTTGTATCCCGGTAGATACGACACAACTGTTCCTGCTTGGTATTCGGACGGACGAACCTACCAACCAGTCAGAAATAGCCGGAACATGGACAGACCCGACATCCGACTTTGCAACCATACTCGGCGTTACGAATTACTATTACAACGCCAACACGCAGGGGCAGAACTGGACATCGACCGGTCTGTTTAATCAGGCTGGCATCTGGGGTGAGTCAAACGCGGAGGGCATGAGTTCGCTGACTTCTGGCGCAGGGTGGGCGAGCTTCAGGTTTACCCCGACAACAGCAATAAGCTTGACCGGCAAACAGATTGCCCTGCATTTGGGATCAAACAACGCGCTCGGCGGAGATTACCTTATGCCGGATGGCGTAGTTGTGATATTCCAGTCCAGCGCGACAAACTGGAAGGCGTTTCAGGTCAAGAAAGCATGGTTCGCTGAAGCGATAGCCGGGTACATATTCGATCCAGACTATACTTCGCCAGTTGCCAGCAACGGAACGCTAGACAGAACAGCAATAACTGGTATCACGGTCGCGCATTACGTTGATTCAAGCACCTCAACATATCGTGTCTTCGGACTGTTCTATGTGCTCGGGAAGGCGTCTATATGTGGCGGCGGCAGTTCGTCACCCGTCGCACCATCAGACATCGCCCGTATGCTCAAATGGCGTCCAGCAGATACCGCGTCAGGGCAAGGTACGTCACAGTTATTGCTGAGACAGTCTATCGAGATAGGCAACAGCGGGACGCAGAGTTATGTGGATTTATCGAATAAGTGCGTCGAACTGGCAGCATCGAACGCGGCAAAAGGCAATTTGCTTTCATCGAATGCGCTGACTATTTGCCTCAACAACAGAACGGGCGACGTGCTTGACGCCAAAAGCACACTGTTTACCTCTGCCAGTCCGTGGACGTTCGAGGTTAATTCATCAACCACAGGCACGAATGACTTTACCGGCGCGACGTTCAGTAATGCCGGCGCATTTACGTTCGATTCAAATCCGACATGGAATAACATCACTCTAATTGATGTAGGGACTATTTCGCTTGGCGATGCAAGCCTAAGTAATATAGGGATCACGGTTAGCGGCTGCACTCGTGCTGATTACGTTTTCAATCTGACCGGCGCGAATCAGGCCGCAATACAAGCAGAACTGGATAAATTAGCTGGATGGACGTTCGATAACGTCGATACGCCAACAGCGATCATAAGAATTACCTTTGCTGGAAGTCTTTCCCTTGACGCCAGCGGTATCGTTTTCAATGCGAATTGTGCGTCTGCTCATGTGGAGTACACCGGAACCGGGACGCTTACATGGACAAACAGCGACGGAAGCAACGCCAGCACTGAAGTTTCCACGTCCGGCACAGTATCCTTTGTCAACCCCGGCACAGGCATTGAGTTCACCGGCCTTGTCGCAGGTTCGCAGGTTGTAGTCTGCGAAACCGGCACCCAGACTGAGTTATATCGGGATAATAATTCCGCAACATCAGAAGATTGGGACACGACCGGCGATCAGGGGACTGTTGATTACACCATTATGAAAGCCGGTTATATCCCGATTCGGGCGACTGGCGTAGTTGTTGGCCTGAATAAATTATCAGTAGGTATCGAACAGACCTTTGACCCTGTTTACGCGGCCAGCAGCGGCCTTACCCATACAACAGACAGCAGTTACAACACCAGCACGAAAAAGCTGACCCTGACCAAAGCAACGACCATCCGCAACCTCTACAGCGCGTGGATTGAATTCTGGATTGCGGAATCGGCCTATGTGAACAAGCCCTTCCCACTACAGGCATACGGGTTCAACACTGTAGCCTTTATTGATGACGCTGAATTTACCGCTGATTCTCACGGCGAGACTTACGTTACCCGTGGCGGCTGGCGGTACGTTCAAACGGATGGCGACATATCCGCACAGTGGGCAGGGATTCTGTCTATCGGAACCGCCACAGGGTTTACTGGTGAATATCAGCAGGTCGCAGGCAGCACGGTCACGAACGCAAGGGCATCAGGCGTATGGGACCAGGCTATCAAGGTCTACGGCGACGCTACGCACGGCAATTTCGACTACCGCGGCCACCTTGTCCTGAAATACCAGCCAGACGGATACCGACCGTCTGAGGTGGATGTATACGGCACTTACGGCACACTATTCGACACCCTGTATGTCGTTGCTATGGAACCAGCCCTGATTGACGGCCTCGCCACAGGCGACCCGGCACCGACCGGCCTGAGCATCACGAATCACGGCGCATCACCGGTTACATGGAACAGCAAGCAGTTTTCTATCACGATCACAGATTCAGGCTCGAACACTGGCGCAACGATATTGCAGTGGTTGCGGTACAACTGTTCACTTGATGCGACATTTCAGAGCCAAGACCCTTTCAACTGGCCGGAAATGGTCGTTGAGGATGGAACCAAATACAAGACCGAACGCGGCACGTTATGGGGTAGCGCCGGGGCAACACTCAAGGGCGTCAGGGTAATCGACGGCTCAGGCAATCCGCACGTTTCATTCAGCACGATGATGGCCGATGACGGGACTGTATACACCGTCCCGACCACAGCCGGGATTCAGGCCGCTAATTTAACGGCAGGATGGGCGGAACTCTATAATGTCACTCAGGCCACCTTAATTGAGTCTGTAGCCACGACAAGCGGATACCTATACACATGGGTAGACGGAACCGACGCAGACGCAGGCGACGTTCTACGCTTGCGCTGGCGCGGGTTAGGTAAAGAGCCAATACAAGCATCTATCGTGGCGACCGCAGACACGACTGTGCAAGTGCTGGATTCACCCGTAACCGACGCGGTTTATGACTCCATCGCCATCAACGGCTCAACAGTAACCGAATTCGCGCTTGACTCAGGCAACGTCCAGTTTGACCTGGATGACCCCGATAATGTCTGGTATGTCGGCAGGATGTATGCCTGGTATTCCTACGCGATGGTATCCGCTGACGGTATAGCGAACTTCTGGGGCGCTGTCACGGCGGTAGACGCATCGAATATCCGAATAAATAACACGGTAGTCGATGTCAATCTGGACAATCTCTCAGCCACATCATGCAGGCAGGGCGACACGATAGTTCTGTATCGGGCTGACGGCGCATATCCGCAAATATCAACAACCACAGGCGGCGGCGGTATCGGGATGTACTACGCAGGACGCGGTTATACGGTGGAGACCGGCGTATCTGGGCTGACTACTGAAGAATCTGAATCGCTTTCTAATATTGGATCAGTCAAAACCAAGACAGACCAGCTCGTATTTGGGGTAACAAATACCCTTAATGTCAATGTCACGCACATGAATGAATCGGCAGTAGCAGGAACAGGAACTTCAGGCGACCTCTGGCGCGGTGCCTAATGGCCGCGTTTGCGTCAGCATCGTTTTATACAAGCGCGTTCAGCGTTGCAGCGTTTTCGTTCGATGCAGGACAAGAGCAACTACCAGTCAGCAATCAGGGCGGCGGCGGATTAGGTATTCAAATCACCCCAATAATCAGGCCAGAACCGCCAGCGGTCGCCAAGCGCAGAAAACAAAACAATCTTTTAATGATACTTCTCTCATGAGGCACTTATGAAAATAGTTACCCGCGATTACGCTTTCCAGTTAAAGGACATTGCCGAAAATGGCACATTCTCCGGGTACGGCAGCGTATTCGGCGTCATTGACAGTTATGACGAAATAGTAGCCCCCGGCGCGTTCATGGATTCACTTGCCGCGCACAAGGCAAAGGGAACCATGCCAGCCATGTTATGGCAGCACCGTTCTGCCGAACCGATGGGCGCTTACACCTCGATGGAAGAAGACAGCATCGGACTCAAGGTGACAGGCCGGATCGCAATGAAAACACAGCGCGGAGCAGAAGCCTACGAATTACTAAAGATGGGCGCAATCAGCGGCCTTTCTATCGGGTTCATACCGCGCAAAGAATCAATGGACAAGGCGACTAAAATCACCACGCTGGAAAAGGTTGATTTATGGGAAACCTCACTTGTTACCTTCCCCGCGAACGATGCAGCAAGAGTGCAAGGCGTCAAAAACATTGAACAAATTGAAGATTTACGCTCGGTCGAGCAATACCTGAGAGATTCGGGACTGTCTCGCCGTGAGGCTTTGGCTGTTATCAGCAAGGTCAAAAGTCTGTCGCAGAGTGATTCTGTTGATG